TCGCTGTCCTGTTCCTTCAGCAACCGGCTACGCTCGTCCTCCAGCGCCTTTTTCCCGCCGCCAAGCAAGCTCGAAATGGCGAACGGGTTGAAGTTGCGTAACTTATCCTCGACGCGTTTGAGCTTGCTCTCGACCGTCTCCGGCCCACCGCCGGCATCGTCGACAGCCGCTTTCCAAAATTCGTCAAAACCGTTTTTCGCTGCCCGCAGTGCCCGCTCCACAAACCCGACGTTCTTGTCCAGCTCCTTGTAGCGTTCAATGACCCTGTCCAAGATGGGGCCCTGCGCATCGGCGGCGTGGCCCTGTTCCTCCATCATCCGGAAGGACTTCAACTCGGGTGCCGTGAACAGGTTCTTCGACCGATTGATCTCTTCGGCAAACCTGGACGGGCTGCGTACCATCTTGGCAAAATCGGCCGCCACTTCGTCGGCGGCTTTCCCAGTGGCCTGGCTATACAGCGCAATCGCTTCGGCGGCCTTGCCGATCGTCTGTGGCCCGATTTCGCCGGTCTGGATCGCAGCCAGAACCGCATCTTGTGCGGCACTCACCGTCACTTGGCCGCTGGCCGCGATCTTTTTCGCCAGTTCATCGAACTTGCCCGCTGTCATCCCGGCGTAATTACCGGACAAGACCAGGGCATCCGCAAATTCCTTGCTCTGCTTTGCGCCCGTATAGTACGCATAACCCACCGTGCCGATCACTGCCGCCACTCCGCCAAAGGCTAAGCGCAACGGCGTGAGTAGCGACAGTACCGCGCGGAACGCACCGGCCGCACCCCCGAAGGTGCCGGACAATTGCGAGCCCTGTTGCACGAGTGCCGTCAAGGGCGATTGCCCCGAAATCACCTGGACGAAGAAATCATGCAGCTGGAAATGCAGCTGCTGCGTCTGAAACGAGGTGAGTTTGTTGGCTTGGCCGAGCGCGGTAGATTGCTTGGCGGCTTGTCCCGCTGCTGCGGCGAATGCGCTGGTGGCGGCAGCGGCGGCCCCGGTGACCGGGCTAGAACCGGTGGTAGCCGTGGCCCCGGCCTGTGTCACACCCCCGCCTTTGCTTGCCGCCGCATTCAGGTTATTGATGGCAGCGGTGGCGGTATTGGCTTGTGCAGCAGTGGTGCCAAGCGCGGCAGCGGTCGCTGCAATCCCAGGTGCCGTGCTGAGTGCATTGGACGCAGTCGCCAGTTCCTGGATTGAGGAAGCCGCTTTCGATGCGTTCGGTGCCACGCCTGCGCCCAGCACGCGCCCTTGCGCCTGCGCGGCATTGGTCAGCTTCTCGGTCGCATGCTGCGCCTTGGCGGCCTGATCCGCCATCTTGTCGAGCGCATTCGATGCGGTCGTGATCGGCTTGCTGTCGACCACGGTGGCCGGTTCGCTACGTGCGGTCGCAGACACTGGGGCTGCGATGATCTGCGCCACGGTCGGCGACTTCGGTGCCTGGAACGACACACTGGCGCTGGCGGCGGCAGTCGCTGCCAGGGCTGCGCCGAACGCCCGCACCGCGCCTGTGGCGGTGGCGGCTTCCGATGCCGCAGCGTGCAGGGATGCCGTCGTCTTGCTGAAATCCTGTGCGCTTGCCAGTGCGCTGGTGGCGCCGGTCAAGCCTTTGATCGATTGGGCTGCCTCGGCTGCCCCCCTGACGATGCCGGCATTGAGCGCCTTGCCTTGCAGCGTCGCCGTGTTGGCCAGTTTGGCGACGACGGTTTCGGCCTTGTATCCTTCGCCGGCCATCTTGGCCAAGGCGGCAGCAGCGGAATTCACCTGCGTGCTGTCAACTGCCAGGGAAAGAGTTGTGATATCCAAGGCGCTACCTAATAAAAAAAGCTCGCCGAAGCGAGCCTGGAAATGAAAAAACCGCCCCGAGGCGGTTCGTTGGAGCGTTACGTTTTATTTCAGATCAAGATAGACTAGGCCACGGGTTTTCAGGTTGACCTTGCAAACGGCTGATACTCCCAGCATGGCGCCGAAGCGGTTTTGCATTTGTAATTCAGCCGGCCCCCAACTAAAAATGGCGTATTCCACTTCCCGACTTTTCTTAGGGTCACCAATTTTTACCGTCGTTGGATTGACGGACCGAGCCTTGATTGCTTGCTCACATCCGTAGCCTGCTTCAATCATGGTTAGCCCGCTAGGGTATTCCCGCTTATCAGCGATCATGCCGCCAATCATGAAGGTGGCAAATAAGAACATAATCAGACCGACGATTATCAAGGCACATATCCCTAAAACGCGCATACCGTTCCCCTTTCTTGTTGTAAGTAAGGAAATAATATGCGGGTCGCCTTGCCGCTTTGCGTTTCGTCAATCCTTACGCATTTCTTCCAGCGCCGCCTCTTCCATTGCGCGGATCTCTTCTTCCAGCTCGCCGTACTCTTCCGGCGTCAGGCCCATGCGATCCATGCGCCGGTAAAGCACGTTGTAGTCCAGCCCATACGGACCGACCGGGCCCACGCGCCATTGCGTGCCGATGGAGGCGAACAGGTTCACGGCCCGGACATTGTCTGGCCATACCTCGACGGTCCATTCGTCGGCATAATCGTCGGCGGTCAGGCCGAAGTAGGACAGCTCCTTTGCGGCCGGCTGCTTGCGGTAAAGTGCGGCAGCCGCCGCCTTCAGTTTCCCAGCTTAAACTGGGTCAGTTCGCGGATAAAAGCTTCCACGATGGCGCGCGGCGCCGCATGGTACTGCTGGCACAGTTCCGCGACATTTTCGCGGTTGAACTCGCCATCGACGTCCGACCAGCCGACTGCGATATCCATGATCGCCTCCTCATCGCTGCGCTTGATCTCGCCCTCATTCTTGATGAATGCCAGATAGGCATCCTTGGTCATGTGCTTGAACTCGACCTTGATCGAGACGGATCCGCCAGGCGCCGGGATCTCCACTTTGGTGGTGAAGGTGGGTGCAGCTTTCAGTTTGAGCATGTGATTCCTCTATGTTTAGATGTGCATTTAGGTATTGCATAAACGCTGGCATTGCGAGCATTTATGCAGTACATTTACTACTATGACTAAGCCAAAAAACGAAGACCACGCACGCATCGGACGCCCTCCACTGCCAGAGACCGAAAAGGCCGTTACGGGCTCGCTGCGCCTGACGCCAGCACGCTGGCAAAAGCTGAGGCGCCTCGGCATGCCATGGTTGGCCAAGGCGATCGATAGAGCCAAGGAGCCAGACAAATGAGCATTGCGGAGCGCCCGCCTGAGGCGGTGCCCAATATCAGGACGTGCAGCAAGTGCGGTCTTAGCTTTGCCGGCAAATACTGCCGGCCTTGCAAAACCAAGTATGCGGCCGAGCATCGCGCAACCAACCCGGATCAGTACAGACTTGCATCTGCCAAATACAGGGCCAACAACCGTGAGAAGGCAAATGCGAATTCTCATCGATGGAAGCAAAAAGCACCCGAACGACCCTGCTACAAATGCGGAACGCTTTTTACCGGCCCAGCCGGCTATTGCAAGTCATGTGAAAAACTCTACAAAGCTGCGTGGTATCAGGCGAACAAAGACAAGAACAAGCCAAACAATGCAAACCCCGAGATCAGGCGAAAGAACAAACGGATCGCCGAGCAGCGGCGCCGAGCCCGCAAGAGGGCCGTCCCAGACGCCGTTTCGATCAACATTACCGAAAAACTACTTGCAATGCAGAGAGGCCGTTGCGCCTGCTGCAAGGCTGAATTCGTCGGCTCTAAGTACGAACTCGACCACATCGAGCCGCTTGCGAAAGGTGGTCGCCACGCTGATGACAATATGCAACTGTTATGCATGCGCTGCAACCGCGCCAAGGCCGATAAAGACCCGATCGCGTTCATGCAGCAACTTGGATTCTTGTTGTAAAAACGGTCTCGCAGAGCGATTTGCGAGACCGATTGGCACGGCTAGCCGTTAGGCCGCGTAGCGTGTCACTTCTGACACCAAGCTCATCGTGCATTCCAGGCCCATAACCTCGTTCTTGGTCAGGGTCGGGGTACGCGACAGCGTCACGTAGGCGTTCCAGTAGACGATCGAACCGCTCGGCAGCACCAGACGCACCGCTTGCGGCGTGCGGGCTAGGTCAGCAGCGTCCAGCACGGCATAGTGCGCCAGCGTCGCGTCATCGGCGATCTTGAACTTGAACGACACCGGCGACTTCACGGTCGGAATCTGATGCTCGGCGTCGTCTTCCAGGAACGAGTACGTGACGAACTGCTGTTCGCCGCCGCTCGAGCTGGTTTCCAGGATCTGCGTGATCTGGGTCCAGGTCGTGACTTCCTTGACCGAGCCGATGCCGGAGCCGGACGGATAGGTCGTGGTGGACGTGGAATTGAATCCTTCCAGCGAGACATCATTGGTGGCGACGGCCGACGCGCGCAGAACGCGGCCGTTCAGGCGCGACCAGCCGGACGTGACGACCAGGATGTCATTGACGATGACGCCGTGGCTGGCTTCCAGCGTGGCGACGGCCGGATTGGCATTCGACAGCGCGGACATGGTCTTGGACGCACCGTAGGTAGAAGCAATGGCGACGGTGGCGCCGTTCGGGAGAGATACGGACATAGGATGACCTTTCAGAAATGTAAAAACCGCCCGAAGGCGGCGATTGATTTCTGCGAGGCATCAGGTCTGCGTTTTGCATTGCAGACCGCGAGGCAGTGTTACTGCGTTACTGCTTGGCGAGCCACTTCTCCCAGGCCGACAAGCAGCCTTTGAGCAAGCGGATCAGCGTTTCGTGAAGTTCTCTGGTAACGGGATTCATGCAGCGAGACTCCGAAGAGTGAGGTTGCGGTAATTTAGGCGATGACGGTATCGGCACGATAAGTGCAGGACACCGGCACGATGAAGCGGTCCGGTTCCTGTAGCGCCGGCCCTGGGCTCATCGGCGACAGCAGGAATACGCGCACGCCACCTTGCACCATCGGCGCGGACAGCGGGAATGCCGCATCGAGCGATGCCGTCAGCGCGGCAGCAGCGCCCGGGCCTGTGCCAATCGGCATGCATAGCGACACCTGGAACACACCCATGCGCCGGCGGTGTTCGCCATTGAGCATGTCGTTCTGCGTGGGTGCCGGCAGCAGGTGGCAGCGCACGTAACGGCCGGTCGGCGGCGTGAACGTCACGTTCTCATACTCGACCGGGATGGCCGGCGACTGCGCGGCAGCCCACGTGGCCACACGCGTTTCGAACGCAGCGCGAACGAGTGCGTCGCTCATCCGATTCGCTCCACGCGGACATGCCCGTAAAGCGTCTCGTACAGCACTTCAGTTCCTTCCTTGTTCAATCGGACATCCCCGGCTTCGTCGCGCGCGACCATCACGATCAACCGCGCTTCCTCGTCTGCGGTCACGACGCCGTTTCGCTCAACTCCATCCAGGAATACGCGAGCACGCTGCCAACTGACGAAGTTCTCATACCCCGGGTCATCACGATTAACCGAAATTCTCACGATGGCTTACCTCCGACGCTTTCCATGCTTCGGCTTGGCGGATGCCTTCGGCGTGACCTTGACCACTGGCGCGGCATACGTCGGCGCGGGTGCTTCAACGGGCGCAGGTGCTTCGGCTGCCTTCGGCGTATCCGGCACATACTCGAAAATGCCGCTCAGGCTGTTGATCGGGATTGGCTGCGGTTCCACAACAGGCTCAGGCGCATCATCGGGCAGCCGCTCGATCAGGACCGCGCCATTGATCACGCCGGACGGCGTAATCGCGCAGCGGCGGAATTCGTCGGCCACGATCCAGCCGATGACCTCGCGATCGTTGACCCACACGCGGCGCGGACGGTCATCGATATACGCCGGGTCGTTCGGATCGGTCGACACTCTCATTTGCTGATCGCTTTCTGTACGAAATCGTTGAACTCAAGCGCCGAGATTCGGATCATGCCGCGCGGTGCCTGGGTTGAGTAGCCGCCGACGGTCTTGCCGGTCGGATTCTTCGGCGGGTTCGGATAACCGCCATATTCCAACTTCTGCGCATAGGGCAGGCTGTTCGACATGTAGACCACGCCGCCGACGGGCAGGGTCAGCACCTTGTCTATTTCCCGATCCATGCGCGATGCATCGGTGCTATTAGTCACGGTCGTGTCCGGTGCGCCATGGCTGACGTTCCAGTTCGCACGAAACCGGCCTTTATCGACGGCTGAGCGCTTCCCGACCGCCTTATACACATTGAGCGTCGCCCTGCGCGCCACGGTCTCGATATCCAGCTGGACCTTCTCGGCCAGCTTGTCCAATGGAATGCTCCAGCCAGCCATGTCAGTTCGGCAGCACAATGTTGGGATGGCCGCTCTCGTCCGCCACGCTGAGATTGACGGCAGGCTGACCGCCGATGCAAGTCAGTTGCACCTGCCCGCCACGCAGCAAGCACCCCAGTTCCTCCTCGGTCGGCTTCCAGAATGATACGAACACATCAATGCCCGAGATTTTTCCCTGCGTTACATCGATTGCTGGCAGTTCCAGTTTGCCGCCGCGATCATCCCAATTCGCCGGTGCACCAACGATGCGATTGTTCGACGGATGTCGTTTCGGCTTCATCAGGCGCTCCTCACTTGCAGTTCGAACAGCAGTGCCGTACCTGCGGGGCTCAGCGGCTTGACTGTGATCACCGTGTAATCGGCGCCCTGCCAGGTCAGCACATCGCCTTGCAGCGGCGCAGTGATCCCGGCCGGCGATAGAAACGCTTGCTTGTCGCCCGCCAGGATCAGCGTGCCATCGATGTATTTCTGCTCGTAGTCAAACACGGCTGCCGTGACCGTCTGCACCGTGGTCGTGGCTGCGGCTGTGGTGCCGGTTGCCGGATCGTAAGTGCCGGCTGTATTGCGCGTCAGCGTGGCGGTCGCGCCGAACTCGGTCAGCAGTTCGTCGGCGACAGCGGCCATTTCGGAATAGTCGAAGCTCATCGATCATCCCTGAGCTGAATATGGCGGTCCATGAACTCGCGCTTGATCGACTCCAGCGCGCCGACCATTGTGTAAGGCCGGATTTGGCCGGTCGGTGACCAGCCATCCGTCACGCTGCCATCGTCATTCATGAGAATGATCATCGCCAGGGTGACGCCGCCAGCCTCGGCCATGGCAAGCGCCTCGCGCAGGAATTTCACGGCGCGCGGGTCCGACTCCACCTTTTTGCCGAAGTCGCCCTCAATGACACGAAAGCCGCTCATGCCCGAACTACCTTGATGTTCATGTCGCTGCCCGACAGAAACGGCGCCAGCAGCAGATCGACTGCGCGATAGCGCTTCACCGGGCTCGCATTCGGCGCGTACTCTTTTTCGATCGGTCCGACCTTGACGCGGCGCGCGGTCTGCCCGATGTCGGCGGCCAGATCACCGGTCGCAGCCTTCAGCGCCAGTTCAGCGCAGGCGCGCTGCACCTCGACCGGTACGGTATTGATCGCGATCAGGTAGCCATCGACGCACACGCCGGCGCGCGGCCAGTCGAGCGCCTGGGTGCTGGAGATCCGGTAGCCCTGCCAACGCTGCCGGTAGCTCTCCAGCATGTATTCGGTCGCACGGCGCAGCAGCTGCTCGCGTACCGTGTCGCTGGCCAGCGTCGCCCACGCCGCATTGCCGCGCGCAGCATGGTATGCAGTCGCATCGGCCACCGAGATATAGCTCTCGGCGTCGGCCTTGCCGGTGCCGTCTTCGACGATCAGTGCCATCGATTACTTCTTCTTCGATTCCACAGTTTTGGCAGCGGCTTCAGCCTCGGCTTTCGGCTCGACGTACAACTCATGCTTGCCTTCGTCGAAATCTTCCTTGTTGATGACGTAGTAACCGGTCGGGTTGTCTTCAGTCACCGGGCATGTCACTTGTACTGTTTCCATTTCATTCGCTCCTTAAAAATGAAAGCGGAGCCCGAAGGCCCCGCTCGTGGTTACTGAAGGTTGATCGGTTATGCACCGATCAGGATGCCAGCGTGACGCGGAGCGGTCATCTTGACGCCCCATGCCAAGTTGACCTCGTAGCGGACCTGACGCTTCTGCTTGTAGATCGCAAACTCGTAGGTGATGCCCGATACCGGATCAGTGACCAGCATCACGTCATCCGCCGCGTCGCCGCCTTCCGGCATGGCCGGCGCACGCGTCGCCAACTGGATGGCCGAGCGGTGGAAGAACATGTTGCGAGTCGTTGCACCGACCACGGTGACAGCGGTGGCTGAGGTGCCGATTGCCTTGCGCAGACCCGGTTCGGCAAGCGTTACCACGCCGCCGGACAGGGCAGAGGCAACCACATACTTCTCGCTGTCGCCTGCGAACGTGATGATGTCGCCCGCCAGAATCGTGCCGGTGCCGGTGATCAGCGTGATTGCAGTGGCACCGACCGCATAGCCTGCGGTGTTGGTGGTGTAGGACGCGCCGGTACCGACCGTGACGGCGGTTTTGACTTGGCCGGAGTTGTGCAGATCGAAGCCCTCCACCTGGCCAAGCGCACCGCGGCGCAGCATTTCATCCGTGCCGGCTTCATTGACCTTGAACAAGCCGGATTGCTTGCCGCGGATATTCGCCACGGCGGTGGAGCCCAGAACCATGTGCAGGTCCGATTGCGGCACGCCGTTGTCGTCCAGAATCTTGCGCGACTGGGCGAAGTCCGACAGATCACCAGCGGTGCCGAAAGCGGTCGCGTTGTAGGTGCCGTAGGCGCGGGAAGCAGCGATATGGAGCGCAGCCAGGTCAGTTTCCACCTCGTTGGTCAGGGTCCGCAAAGCCTGAGCGATACGGTCGCGGTTGATCGTCGCCAGCGTACCGCCGAGCGATTTGGTTTCTTCGCCGGTGACACCGAACGGCACGGAACGCGCCTTCTGGATGGTCATGCTGACAGTGCCGATGGTCTGGTTCGGCGTATCGGCGGCATACGCGGCCGGCGCCAAGTCTTCGGCGGTCATCGCGCCGACCACTGGCGAGGTGACGGTCTGGTTGACGGCTGCGCGCTCGGCAGACGAGTCGCGCGAAACGGCGGGGATGAAGCCGACCAGTTCACGCGATACCACGTCCATGGCGTTGTAGATGGTCGGAATCAGACCAGTAAGAGTGAGAGTACCCATGATTGAAGCCTTTCAGATGTGAAAAAGCCCGCTCATGGCGGGCTCAGGTTTGCGAATGGTTTGGGGTGTTAATCGGTGATCGTCGTGTCCTTGACCGCTGCGGCGCGTGCCGTGGCGTCAAGTGCTTCGAACTGCGCACGAGTCATGGTCTTCTGACCGCCTGCACCTTGTTTGCCTTGCCCCGCGCCGCTGCCGGATGCACCCGAGCCCTTGAGGATGGAATCCTTGTACGGGTACTGGTCCACCAGCACTTCGAGCGCTTCATCGAAGTCAGCCAGCTCCCCTGGGCGGGCGCGGCTGTAAATCTTGTTGCCGGCCTGGTCCTTGGCGACGATCTTGCCGTCTTCGATGGTGAAAGCGTTGCCGAAGCGGGCTTGCACGAGGTCAGCGGGAATCGCGAACTTGTCGGCAATGGCTTTGCTGCGGGAGAAGCTTCCACCGATCTTTTCGGCGTAGAGGTCAGCCTTCAGCTTGTCGCGCTCGGTAACGATGGGTTCGTACTGCGCTTTCAGAGCCTTGGTCGCCTCTTCCTTGACCTTTTCGACTTCGCCGGCATCCACCAGCTTTTTCGAGTCAAGATTCTTGACCGTTTCCAGTGCTTTGCGGGCTGCTGCGGGGTCTTCGATACCTTCGAATGGTTTCAGCTTGGCTTCTGCGGCTTCGGCGCGTTCCCTGTGGGTTTTTGCTTCGCCATTGAGCCGGCTGATCGTCTGAACGGTAGCAGGTGCGTCAAACGCGACTTCCTTGCCATCGTCGTGGACATATACGGGTTTGCCATCCTGCAGAACCGCGTTGCCATTGGCATCAAGTTTTAGCTTCATGGTGCATTCTTTCTGGTCATCCGACCTATAGCGGTGAGCCCATCCGGACCCGTTGCGCCGTCCCACATCCGTGTTCAGGCAAATAAAAAAGCCGCGCCTCTTGCGAGGAACGGCTTCGGAAACGAAAAAGGCCCGCCGGAGCGAGCCTTAGAAATTGTGGATAGCGACCGGCACTGATCTCCGGCATACCAGCCCCTGTCCCGATATTGTCTTACGGGCCGCAGCCTCGGGCGCCCTATGGCTAGTCGTCGTTTGGCACTTACACGTGCG